GTCATTAGCACAAGCACTGTTTGAAAATGGTAAAACATCTGGTTCTATCATGGGTCAGTTTGCTGGTTCTAATGTAACTTATGAAGGTAATCTTGTAGGAAATGTTTTGATTTCATTTACTACTGATGGTTATACTGTAACTTTACCATAATAGTAGGAGGTATTCACAATGAATGGAATTGGTGAAGTATATACTGAAAGAAAGCAATACGCTCACTTTTCTGGTTTAGGTGTTTATGACCCTAATAAGGTATTTTATACAGAAGATGAAAATGGTAAAGTAAAAGTTGACGGTGTTTTATCTAAAATTGTCAGAACTGCAGAAGAAATGAAACCTAAAGATTACATTACTCTAGGTGGTAAAGATTATCACTTTGTAGAATGGAATGGTTTACTTGTTCTTACTGAAGATTTGACTTGGGATGTTGGAACATGGTATACCAATCCTAACGCACCTGAACCTATTGGTTATTATTATTCTACTGCTATTTCTAATGTAAGTGCAATAACTGTTGCTTTACGCAATGCTGGATTGTCTGATTGGAGAGTTCCAAAACCAGCAGATTGGACAAAGCTAATAAATGAACCGGACATCAAGTTGCCAACTACTGAAAAATATGAACATAATCGAGGAATTACAAAATTATTGTCAAATGCTGAACAATTTAGAAGCGTTTTTCCTTATCACGCAGATCTAAACAAGTCAGGTATTGGACTGAATCCATGTCGTGTTGCTACTTCTACTGCAAATCAGTTTGACCGCGCTAACTACTTAGAAGATTCAGACGGTGCTCACAACGTCCTTATGAGATATAATGGTGGTTATACTGTTGTTACTGCTAACTATGCAGCAACAGCTGGTGCATGTGTTAGATTAGTAAAGGATGCATAATATGGAAAACATTATTACAACATTAGCCCCTCTTATTCCACCAGCAGCATTACCACTTCTTATTGCTGTAGTTTTAGTGATTTGGGTTTATTATAAACTTCAATCTATAAAAGCTGATAGAGAAGTAACTAAAGCTGCTAGAGATAAAGATAGTCAAGAATTACACGATGTAGTTCAAAAGAATACTTGGGAAATCAACAATCTAAAAATGGAAGCTCAACACAGAGATACAATTTTAGATGATTTACGTGCACAGTGTAATGAACTAAATACTAATCTAGCATTAGTTTCTCAAAAACTAGATTCATTAGTAGAAGCAATAAAGGAATTGAAAAAATGAAAAAGTTATTACAATCTATTATATTCAATCTAATAGTAGATAAAATCATAGAACTTATTCAAAATAAAGACAAAGATAAAGAAAACAAATAAATTGTTACCTTTATTTTTCAAATAATATATTGTATTCTATACCATATTATATCAAATGAAAAATAAGTGTAACAAATAAAGAACATAAATAATATGACAGAATTCCTTATATTTCTAACAACAGTTTTATTCATTGTGCTTATTTTGTTATTAGGTTCTTTATTCTTTGATGAAAATGACTGGAAAACAAATAACAAGAAATGAAAACTAATTTTTATAGAGGTATTATAGATGCTTGATAATACAGATGAAATAATTGAAAAATGTAGAAATTTTTTGAAGAAGAGTTCTTCAAAGTTTTCTAGTCAAGTTACAAAGCAGATTAGTGACTTAGAAAGTTTCAATGGCAATTTTTGGACTGACCAAGTAAGAAAGACATATTTGAGAACTGGTAAACGCAAGTATTGTCTTCATTTTTCTGACTGGTCTGTTCTCGCAAATGCCATTGTGTCTCCTTATACACAGTCACCTTGGCATATTGAATTGACTAATCGTAATGGATTAGAAGAAGTTCAAGAATATGTCAATAGTATTGAAGCAGATGCTGACATAAAATTTGAACTAAAGAAAGCATTGACTAGAGCAGTTATTTGTGGTGCTGGTTATATTGTTATTACTACTATTACTGATGAAGTCACAGGTGAACCTAAGATTGTTGCTGAATTCATCAATAGACAGGGTTCAGTTGCTATTGACCCTATGTGTGAAAAAGTAGATTGTAGTGATGCTGAAGAAGGTGCTATTGTAAACTATATTTCACTATCTAAAGCAAAACGTCTTTACGGTGAAGATGTAGTTCCTTATAAGTTTCCTGAAAATCAACCTAAAATGAACTTCCAAGGTATTGACCAGTGGGAGAATTTGACTGATTGTTTACAGATTGTTTCTTATTATGTCAAGAATGAAAATGGAACAGTTGACTATTACAAGATTTGCGGTAATTATGTAGTTGAAGCTCTTGAATTACCTATTCGTCATATTCCTATTGTTCGTTTTGCTGGTTATGAAAAGTATGATACTAAGGGTGTAAAATACGCTGGTATTGTAGATAAGACCTGGTCACTTCAGCTTGGTCTAAACATTGCATATTCTACTTTGATGGAAAGAGCAAACCGTTCTATCAAGGCTAATGTCATTATGTCTACACAAGCTGCACAAAACCTTGATAAGTATTATGAAAAGAAAGAAGACGAAGATGGTTCAGTTATCATGTATAACCAAGGTGCAGATGTTCCACAAGTTATTCGTGAAAGTTTTGAAACTGGTGACCTGAGTGCAGTTATTACTAATACTCGTAATTTGATTGCAGATGTTATTGGTATTCCATTAGCTGGTATTATTGGTGACCAAGACAAGACTGCTACTGAAATTCTTATTCAGAATAATAACAAGCAGTCAAATGTAGCTGTATTCTATGATAATGCTTATAAAGCAAATAGAACTATTGGTAAGGTTATTGTAGAACTTTTGAATAATGCAACTGATATTCCATTTGAACTAGAAAATGGTCCTGATGTTATTACAAACAATTTGAAGCATCGTCAAGAATTGAATGCTGTTGCTCAGTTGATGCCACCTGAAATGCAACCACTTGTTGCTATTCACATGTGTAATACTATTGATAGTGATTATGTTGAAGGTGTAAAATCTGATATTATTGCTAACTTAGGACAGAATTTGAAGTTAGTTTCTGAACAGCCTACTGACCCAGTTGCTATTCATGAACTTGAACAGATGAAGGCTACACTTGATGCTACAATGCAGCAACTTGAAATGCTTGATAATGAAAATAAACAGTTGAAGTTGAATGCACAAGCTATGGCTCTTGAACTACAAAATAGTAAAGAAAAGAATATGATTGACTTAGCAAAGCATCAAGATAGTATGAAACTTCAAACTGCTAAACTTGAATTAGAAGCAGAAAAACAAGGTGTAGATATTCAACTTGATATTGCTGATAAACAATCTGAATTAGCTAAAGAAGCAGTAGAAATAGAAGAAAAGAAATATGATATTGCTAAAGAAGCATTAGGAGTAGTCTAATATGGATTTTGGTAACGGACACGGATTAGGTAAAGCAACAAGAAATATGTTGCTGAATCCTTATGCTAAAGATGCTGCATATCGTCAATCTCCTGAAGAACATGAAGCACTTATTCATAAGTATGAAAGACCCGGACAAACGCCTATGGAAAGGTTGCTTGCCACTCAACGTGGATTAGATGAAGAAAAAATAAATCCTAAGTATTGGGATGACTCTCATCCTCGTTTAGATTTAGGTGGTTCATCTAGTTGGATTGACGATATTGAATACTTACCTGATTTAGGTATTGCTGTAATGCATACTGATGGAAGACAGTATTACTATCCAATGACGCCTGAAGATGTTGGTGACTGGATGACAAGTGATTCTTTAGGTTCTTACTATAATGCTAATGTAAAATTGAAGAGATAAGAGGTTTTATGCGTCAATTTGATAATAGAACATCATGGCTAGACAATGAGGGTAAACCACTTGCAGGACGTGTAAAGTTCTGTAAGTTTCATACTACTGAATTAGAAAATATCTATAATGTCAATGGTAATGTTCCACTTGATAATCCAATGTTTACTAACACACTTGGTCAACTAAATAATCAAGTGTTTTTGTCAGATAATACTAACTATACAGTTCGTTTTGAAAAGTATGTTGGTAATGGTGATATGACTGAAGATGAAGATAACTGGTTATTTCAGTATTCTTGTGATAATCTTTGGGATGTTTATGGTATAAATGTTGATTCTACTACATTTCAGTTGGTAAATAACATTACTGATTTACGTGCATTAGACCCTGCAACAATTACTACTAGAGATAATCGTAAAGTAGTTATTTTAGGTGGTTATAATACTATTGGTGATAAACCACAAGTAATGTATATTTGGAATTCTTCTTCTATTGAAAGTGATAATGGTGGTTCTGTTATCAAAGTTGCTACTATATCTACTGGTAGATGGGAATTGGTAAATACTTTCGGTGCAAACGGAGTTGATGTTCGTCACTTCGGTGTATTTGGTGTTGACTCTATTGCAGATGCTACTGATGTTATGTCACTTCAAATTGGTTATGCTAATAGTTATGCATATTCTATTGGCTTACCACTTTATTTTCCAGCAAATGATGGACTAACTTGGTATAAGATAAACAATTTGAACATTTATGGTTCTATCTTTGCTAAGGAAACAAGAGTATTTGGTAAAACTGGTTCAAGTTCAACTATTACTATTACTGATGATACTTCTTATCTTGATGTTTATACAAATGCAAGTAATAAAGCAGTATTTACTATTACTGGTCAAACTGTAAAAACTTCTTGGGGTAAAAATTCTACAAATTGTATTTTCAATCCTACATATAAGTTGATTGTTGATAGTGTTATAAACACAAACAATAAATCTTTTAGTAATATTGTATTAGATTGTCAATATGAACTTGTAGAAAATGTTTCTTTGACTAATTGTCAAATCAATGCAGTCAAGAAGTTAGGTGATAATTCTACATTCATTGGTTGTAAACTAACAGAAAGCATGTTTACTGATGCTTGTGATTTTGCATCTATTACTGTATATGATAGTGATATTATTGACATTGCTGATTGGCCTACTACTTCTAAGTGGCTTATTTTACGTCAGCAAAATACTATAGGACCACTTGATTTTGAAGGTAGAACAATTGATAGTTCATGTAATGTAACCTGGACTAGTAATGTTACTTATAAAAATGCTGTTTTTAGCAACTTCAATATAATTCAAAACACAGCAAATCTATATAATTGTAGTGGAACCTTTACTTGCACTGCTAATCTAAAAACATTATATATAGAAAATTCTGTTGTTTCTACTACAACAAATAACATTGCACTAACTGGTTTATA